AAATATGTTCAGAACCTTCAAAGTTGATTTTGTAATACACACCGTCTTCGCTGTGTATCCGATTATGCTCAGTTCCGCAATACTCGCACTTGCCAGATTGAGGCAATGGCGCACCGCAGTTTCTGCAATTATCCATGACTCTTCAACTCCTCAACCTGTGCCAGAATATCCTCACGCTCATCCTCCATCAGGTCTTGCCAGTCTCCGACATATCTGTACGTCAAATCCTTCTCGGATGATATAGACATCCTCTGCACATATGCGTTGAGCATATCGTAATCCTTCTGGTAGCAGTGAAAGCTGTTCGCCCTGTGCGTATACGTTCCGACCGGAACACCCAACTCCATAGCAATCCGTTTTTGCAACATGATCAACGCAAAAGCGTTCATGAATGTGGCTTTACACGCATCGTTGGAACGAAACACCACTACACAATCCAATTTACCATTACGGATGAAATATTGCACGTGTTGAAGACAAGCCGGATCATCACTGCCCATATCGTCAGGAGTCCTGATACACATCACCGCACGCCTACTGGACGGATTCCTCTGCAATTCATCAATCACAAACTGAATTTGTTTTCCCATGCGCTGATGATAGGTATATGCCCACTTGCCGCGCTCCACCTCAAAATCCAGAATCCCATCAAGCATCTCCATGCGGTATTGCTCAAGTTCTCTGGCTCCACCAATGAAACACTTTGATATCATCGGCTCACGAAGCGGCTCCGTAACATGTATAGTCATGGACAGCTCCAGTTGTTTGCAATTCCAGTCCGCACAATCAGATTCGTCACCAAAAATACTCAGTTTTGTCAACGCATTATGGTAAGCTGCCGGAAGTGTGTTGCCAGTCACAAACATCTCTCTCATTTCAACTTTTGCTCCAATTCAGATACGGCCTTATCTAATCTACCTTCCTGATCACGCCAATACGCTTTGCGATACTTACCCACTCTCTGCTGATTGATTGTCGTTCCACCGATTAGATAATCTATATGGTCAACAATGTTTGGGAAAATGTTCGTTGCGGGAAGATTTGGATGATACTTCATCGCATACTCTCTGAACAGTGAATCATCACACTTTCCAGAAGAAACATATTCTGGAAACAACCTTTCAGCTTCACCACTATCAAACCATTCCGCAAACGCAGCTGCAAGTCTATTTGGAATCATAATGCACTGAAAGCTAAACCACATCCCATTCCCGGTTGTTTCGCCAATATAGTTTGTTCTTTCTGCGTCAAAAATCTCATTGCAGAATCCATTGGCAATCCCAAGATACTTTTTTTGTGATTCTTTAAAAAATCTTGAACTAATACAAACGTCATCCTGTAAATGCCATGTATCATCATATGGTTCCAGATTTTTGCCTATCCACCTACAACTGGCAACAAATGACGCCAGATTTCCAATACGGTCATAATCATGCCATACAATTATGTCTTCTTCTGCAATTCCAGAATCCATCAATGACGGAACTAAATAGTCTTTCACATACCATTCACGTTCATTGCAAGTATGAATCATATATGTCCGTCTGCTTGGAAGATACTTGTCCAGATACTCTCTGCGTTTGATGTTTTTCTCTTCATACCAGTTTGATATTCCACAGTAATGAACAATCGCAGGACAATCGGTATATCCAGTGCTCATGTTTTCGTTAAATCGCAAAGGAACCGTTACTGCCTTATCCTGTTCGATGCCGTATTTATTCCATGCATCTTGATCTGCAAACGGTTGCTCCACATCGTTAAGATACCGCACCATATCCATCTCAATGCCGTCTTTTCGCATCTGAGCCAGATTTATAAGCGATACACCCATGTTGTAGTACACATCACCAAACAGATATACCCTTTCATGTCTGGCAAGATATTCCGGCACAGAAGCAAACCATTTTTCGTCAATATCCATATTCCAGAAATAATCCAGATTGTCGCAAATAATTGTGTCAATATCTAAATGAATTACTCTGTCTAAATCAGGCAAAATTGTAGGATACAAAACCTTCAGCAGATTAATTTTCCCACCAAAACGATTCTGTATATTGACAGACTTATCAAATTCATGCCTATCCGTAATGTTGATTACATTACAATGGATTGGCGTATCAAACGGTAATTTATCATCCTCTGCCAAGACATATACATTTGCATCAGGATGCCATTCAGCCAATGACCGCAATGACGGCAGAATCTTGTGATAATAGTTTCTTGTCATCGCATATACTACGTTCATTGTTCTTACCTGTACATCAAACAAATGGTGCGCTACTTTCCGTCATTTGTAAGCACTCCCAGTATTGTAAAATATCGCAGAGCCATCCGCATTCATCGTCATGCTTACCACTTCACCCTTGTCTGTGCAGAAGTACACGCTGTCGATTTCCGTAAACACATCTCTGGCAATATCCTCCCAAAGCGTAGAACGCAGACCATTGATATCGCCTAAATCATCGTTGAAATACTGGACAACCTCTTTGCGGAAGACAACGTAAATGATCGGATTTGAGAAAATGCCATACACACACTGGATATCTGTCAGAATCGGATTGCCCTTAAAGATGTGATTGAAATAATCCTCGACCTTGATTCTCACGGATTTTGAAAGACTGTTCGCCGGGATGATGGAAATGCCAAGTTCTACATTCCCGAAATCCTTATGTGTCGGCATTGTCTCTGCAAGCGCATATGCCTTGTCAGAATCATCCACGTACAAACACAGTTCCTTCTTCTCGTCATCGTAAAGTACTCTCACATAATCATCATTCTTGAACAGTGCCTCGACCTCTCTGTAATAGTTAATCCACGGAGCAATCAGTTTCATTGCCATGACAATACCTCTTTTTTTGATTTTAAAAATTTTTTGTAACAGCCCTTATCTGAGTCGAACAGATATGCTCCGGGTCAAAGCCGGATCTACTAGCCGTTGTAGTAAAGGGCTTTGTGGTCTGGCAGAACCATATCGTCTTGCGACAGGCACGTTCACTTACTTGTCTACCATCTCTGATCGATGTACGGGGAAAGGGGAAATAATTACACACGAAAGGAGGTGAAGCAACTATGCGTATAAAAAACCGTACCAACCAGAAGCACCAAACTTTCAGACACCAGACCTTAATTACCGTGTGGGAATCGAACCCACCCTGTCTGCGAATCATGCAGACCGTGCCACCATTACACTATCGGCAATAACCAGAATGCTTTCGGCACTCATCACTGTGACTACTCACATATTCAAGGACTCTGGTTACATCCTGTTCGGTTTAGTCGCTCCGACAAGCGGCATCTTTTCTACGGCGTGATGAATGACCTTTTAGGCAGATGCAAGCCTTGCACATGTGCTTACCGCCAGTCCTCCGTCTACACTCGGTACACTAACGCTTCTCAGGGTAAGGATTCGAACCTTACATGATGCCATTCATTGCAAAACAACTCGTCATTGATCGTTCTGAGTATGCATCTTATGTCTAAGCGTCTACCCATTCACGCCACCTGAGAACGGCAGTCCATCCAAAGATTATCGAAACGCAATCTCCCAATCATGTGGGTTTCTCTGTTCCGTATCGGTAACAGCTTCATTGCGCTCGACTGTGAAAAGTTCTCTGCCGTGTTATATTTCATTTCTGCAATCAGCTACGTGCCATTCGGCGTTTCACTGGTCATCGGAGTGGAGAGATTCGAACTCCCGACCTCTTGATCCCAAATCAAGCGTTCTTCCAAACTGAACTACACTCCGTTAGTGACGTAGGCTGTGCCAGTTGGTCTACGCCACTGTTGCGGTTCATGAGTTGCTACCGCAACAAAACTAATGCCTCGATGCTACACCCATCTGTAACATCAATTCACAGAGCCGTGATTCGAACACGGGATCTCAAGACCATGAATCTTGCGAGATACCAGACTTCTCCACTCTGCGATAAAGTGCACCGCACTCCCCATGACGATGCACTACAGTTTGTCCTCGGCCTATTTGCCTTATCTCTTCTGGAATGAGCGTTACGGAATTAAGGAGATATACAATGTCCGACTGTCACGGATGGCAAAAGAAAGAAAAACCAGTCCTG